TACAAAACTATAAGGGCAACCCACCCCCTCCGATGGGCGGTTGTGTTAAATGTCGTAAGAGGCTTTACTAATGGCTGAGTCGAAAGAAAAAGAAGCGATTGTTCGCCAAAAGGAGTTCCTTGCCGAGGAGGCTCTGAAAGTTGCCAACGAGGCCATCGGCCTTCTTCAGGACCAAATGTCTGAGTGCTCAACTAGGGACCTGGTTCAAATCTTCACCGCCTCGGTGAAGGCCCACCGCGAAATCACTGAGGACATTGTAATACTTACCGCCAAGGAACCTGCCTCGGAGCAGGAGCTCGCACGCGAGTATGATGGCAAGGTTGAAGAGCTTCTGAAGCGCATCAGCAACTTCTAATATGCGACCGATAATCACTAAAGCCAGTTTGCTCGACGAACACAGCACCTGGCGAAAATACATTCGCGGTATTCAGGAACTGATGGTAATGGAAGCTCCGGCATCCATTATCGAAGAGTATAAATACATGGCAGCCCAGAACTGTTTTCTGGCATTTGCCGACATCATGAAGAAGGGCGACCTCAAGGTAGTCGCCTTCCATGAAGTGATCTCGTCTGCATTCGAAGATCTTGCGAACAAACGCTATCGACGTTTGATTGTGTCGTGTCCCCCGCGCTCGGGCAAGTCAATGCTTGCGTCGATGTTTGTTGCTTGGTTGCTTGGCCGAGATCAAATGACCCAACACATCATTGCATCTTACGGGCAACAACTCTCAGGCAAGTTTCATAAAGATACAATCGGATACCTGAAACACCCCGAGTTTAAGAAGATATTTCCAGAATGGAAAGGGTTCTCCCCTGACTCAAAATACGACATGTTGGGTGGTGGCTACATTCTGCCCACATCCGTGGGCGGTGTGCTGACTGGATTCACCGCAGGGACCACGAACATCACAAGCCCTGGCGTTGGCGCCATGATTGTGGACGACCCCTTGAAGGACTCCACATCGACCGCTGCTCTTGAGGCCTTGGAGTCATGGTGGGGTGAGCAGGCGAGTACTCGACGCACCAACAACTGGTGCCAAATGGTTATTGCTACCCGATTCCACCAGCACGATCTGCACGGTGTGCTGTTGGAGGCAGACGGCGAGTACGACGAAGTTGAGAACCCGAACGGCTGGCGGTGGGTCAATATTGCGGGATTGATTGAGACTGCGGAGCAGCGGGAACTGGACCCCCTTGAGAGGGACCTTGGGGAGTCCCACTGGCCCAGTAACACCGCCTTTACGGTGGACATGCTCATGGCTCAGAAGAAGACCATGGGTTCGTTTGCGTTTGCCGCTCTGTACCAAGGTAATCCGGTTGCTGCTGAAGGGCAGATTATCAAAGACAGCTGGATCGCTCGTATGGAGAAACAGGAGTGCCCGGAGTTTGATTTAACGTGGCTGGCAGTTGACTGCGCGTTCTCTGAGAAACAGATGGCAGACGAAACAGCTATTTGTGTTGCTTCTATCTCCCATCGGTTCCCCGGTAAAGTTTACATTCGGGAGATTATTACAGGGAGATTGGGTTTCCCTGACCTGATTGCCAAGGTCAAGCACCTTTACTCATACTATGACGCCCGTATTTTGTGCATTGAGAAGGCAGCGTCTGGGCAATCGCTGATTCAAATGTTAAAGAAAGAGGCGAAGATACCAATCGAGGAAATGAAACCGTTGAAGTCGAAGACCGTGCGTCTGCAGGCAGTTGCACCGCTGATGGAGTTTGACCGTGTAAAGTTTGTTGAGGGAGAGTGGATTGATCCTTTTATTAAGGAACTAACGACATTCCCATTTGTCAAACACGACGACCGAACTGATGCTTTTACTTGGGCGCTGACGTACTATTCGATGAAGTTGGATACCGTCGATTACGGCCTGCAGGATGCCATTATCCAAAACAAGCGATTCTTTGGTGAGTTAACGAGGCCAGGATTCGGCAACCAAAGCGTGTTTCCAAACTTATCCCGTGGCCGTTTACGGATGTTCCCTTCGGATCATAATATTAACGACCCTGACTACGACGCGGTAAGCGGAGAAGCGGACCCGCGTTCTTCTTTCGTGAGAGGTATTCGCTCGGGGAGGAGAAATGTCGGGTGGGATACTGAGTTCTGAGTGGTGATAGCTGAACCACCACTATAATCTAAAAGTTCTATGTTACCTCACATAGACAGCAAATGGCACTAAATCCAGTTGACCGTAACGCATCGTTGATGCAAGAGACTACAGGCGCAAGAGTTCTGATTACAGACTTGGCCGCAGATCACTATCTCGAGAAAGCAGCCAAGCACGGAACCGAGCGTTACTCTCGGTGGTGCGGAGGTCGTTCAGGTTGGGACGATTACTGCGAGCGTATGCACTGACTACGTTGACTACTTGCTGACTAAAGACGAATGGTACACGATGTAAAACACAAACACCACATCGTTCCACAATACGAAGGGGGGTCAAATGACCCCTTCAACCTGGTGGAACTCACTGTTACTCAGCACGCCATGTGGCACTTCGCCGAGTGGCAAAGGAAAGGTAGAGAAGAAGACCGATTGGCGTGGAAAGGGCTAGCAGGGCACACTGACGCCACTTACGAACTTCTGCGGTGGGCGAACCTTCGGCAACCTTGGGAAGCAAAAGTCCTAGGCGGGCAGAAAGGAGGAGAACGAAACAAAGAACTTTACTACGACAGTGGAAAAGGACTCTTCAGTAAGGATTCCAAAAGAAAAGCGATCCAATCCGCCAAGGAGAACGGTAGGGGTCGGTTTGATTCTAAACTTCAGTCCGACCTGGGTAAGAAAGCAGCTGAGAAAAACAGAGAGAACGGAACAGGAGCGTTCTTCGACAAAACGCTTCAAAGCGAGGCAGGAAAGTCAGGAAGTAAAGTCACAAACTCTCAGAAGTGGAGGTGCACCGTAACGGGGCACATAACCACATCCGGACCTCTAACTTGCTACCAAAAGGCAAGGGGAATAGACCCCTCCAACCGGGAAAGGGTAACCGGGTAAAACTTATTCGTAGAGTTCAGGTCTCCCAATGACTCTATCTATTTCTCAAGGGGGTGGTTTTTATGTGAGGATCCAAAGCAGCGAAGCGTATGTACTACCCACCGACTGTCAACTCCCCCTTATTAACATGCTCTCATCTAAGGAAAAGCGCTCAAAGCGTCGTGCCGAAGCGACCCAATCACTCGAGAATTCCTATTCTCGCGGTATGGATGTCCAAACCCCCAAGTTTCTGACCTGGCGACAGGAAGAAATGTGGAACTGCTTAAAAAAGAACACGGTCACCTTGGCACACGGTCACGCAGGCACGGGCAAAACTCTGATCGCACTTCACTACGGACTCTTCGGAATCGCCCAAGGGCAGTTCGATAAAGTCTATTACGTTCGTAGTGATGTCGGCGTTGAGTTCCAACGTGGTCGAGGCGCCCTTCCTGGCGATCTCTCAGAAAAGATCGCTCCCCTGATCGCTCCAGTCTTAGACAACCTGCCCTGCATCATGCACTCTCACGGTGCAGCAGAATACCTACTCAACAAAAAGATCATCGAACCAGTCCTGCTCGAGGACATTCGTGGTCGCTCGCTTAACGAGGCCTTCATTATTGTAGATGAGGCTCAGAACTTCCTTCCTTCACAAATCAAGACTGTACTCACAAGGGTAGGCAAGGACTCTAAGATCCTCCTAATCGGTGATACAAAACAGACGGATATGGAAGTGTTCCGTCGCGAAAATGGACTAGTTGACGCCATTCATCGCCTGCGTTCCCTGCATGAAGTCGGGATCGTAGAGTTTGAGAAAGAAGACATTGTACGCAACTCTGTGATTGCGCATATTCTCGACCGCTACGAAGATTGATTATGGCTGGGGTTTCTACTCACATGACAACTCAACGAAACCCCGCCTTCTTCAACTTTGCGGGTGGCGATGGGCAAGTTACGGTCGGCGAAAAGCGAGCATCAGTGGCTGGGCAAGTCTCCCGCGGCACCCTGGGCGCAGGAAAACGTGATCGTTGCAAACGCGGTAAAGCCTGCGGGGCAACTTGTATCGCGGGTGGTGAAGATTGCATCATCGACTTTCCGGAGCCCGTGCAGGCCGAGATCCAAAGGATGGCCCAATACATTGTTAACAAACGCGCGAAACAGGGCAGAGCTATTGAAGCCGATTCAGAAGAAGACATCAACCTAGGAAAAATGATTGGCGGCGTTGGCCGGCATTTAACGCGAGAGACCACACTTCAAAAGCCAGGAGGGAAAGAAGTCCAGTCTCGAGCATTCGGTACTACCAAGGCTGCTCAAAAACAATACGTCAAAGCAAAAGAGATAGCGGGTCTGAAGGCAAGGAGAAACTCGATCGGCAACGCACAAGACCAGGAAGACCTCATGAAGGCGTGGCAGAACGAGGTTAACAACAGGGGAGTAAAACTTAAGAGGCAAGACTTGGAGGACTTATTTGATTCATTGCCGGAAGCCGCTAAGAAACAGTTACAGAACAGTGGAAACCCTGGAACCGGAAAGAAAAAGTGGTACGGTCAAGATAAAGAAGGGAATGACACAGTGGTAACTTCTGGTACCAGGGCTCGAGGTTTAGCAGTGCTTGACATGTACATTCGCCAAGGAGGGTCAGATGCATACCAGTTCGGGGGGAAAGTCTATTCCCCTGCCGACCTCGACGTGGAGCATGTGAAACCGGTATCAAAGGGGGGTCGGGATCACCCGAGTAACTGGGTTTTGGCACGGAGCGGTGCTCAAAGGCTTAGGGCAGAACAACATCTAGGGGAGTGGATTGACAGTCTGCCTAATCCTAACGACAAAACAGCTATGGCACACTACGTAGACGTAAGGAGGAAAACTGATGCTGCGAAACGGGCCATTAAGGCTCTGTCCAAAGAAACTTACGACAAGAGGAGCGAGATAAGCGACGAAGAGTGGTATGCCATCCCCAATAAAAAACGGATGCAAGTTACACAGTTAGCAGGCGGGAAGGAAAAACTCCCGAGAAGGGAGGCGATCGGAGAGTATATGTTTATCACTGGTGGCCAAAAGGACGGGTTCCTTGCCGGCGCGGCTCTCCATGAC